TGGATTTAAGATATAATCAATTAACAGAATTACCAAAAGAAATAGGAAATTTATCAGGTCTAAAAGTATTGATTTTATCTGATAATCAATTAACAGAATTACCAAAAGAAATAGGAAATTTATCAAGTCTACTAGCACTGTTTTTATTTTGTAATCAATTAACAGAATTACCACCAGAAATAGGAAATTTATCAAGTCTAAAATCATTGATTTTATCTAATCAATTAAAAGAATTATTACCAAAAGAAATAGAAAATTTATCAAGTCTAAAAATACAATTTCTATCTTCATGATACAAATCAAATTATACATAATTCTAAATATAAAAACATGGATATCCTATATATATTTAGAATTTTGTTATAATGTTATGATGTTAATGGAAATTACTCATAAAGATTTATTATATTACATTAGTCAATACATTTTTAAATATAAAATATAATATTTAAAAATTTTTGAAAATTGATTTTTTTTGAAAACAAATTTTTATTTATTCACATTTTGAAATGAAAAATAAAAGTTTAAAAAAAAAACTTTTTAATGGTGAAAAAAAAAGTAAATCTATCCAAACGTTGATTACTTCTTTCTTTAAAAAAAAAATATATGGTTACGATTTTTTAGAAGGAACGTGGCACTGCTGTGAATGTGGAATCGATATGGGGAAAAACAATCCAAGACAATATTGTGGGAAATATGAATGTGATAATCGTCGATATTTGAAATAAATATAATAATATTACTTTTTATGACAATTTTTCGCTATTATCATCATTATCTTTGTTAGTTAAATTATCGATAGCAATTTGTATACCATTACATCTTGTTTGTAATAAAGGTATATTATCTCTAAACAAATCTTCGTAAGAATCACAATCATGTAAACTATATATTAATTCTGAAATAGCTATTTCATTTTTAGTTTTTATCAGTTCGTTGTCTAATATTTTTTTTGTTTCATCAACTGATAATTCATCTGAGTGAATAATTTCTTCTTTACTTGTATTTTTCATCATTCCATATATTTTTTTGTATAATTGTAATTCTTTTGTTAGCATAGAATTTTCTTCCATTATTCTCTTTAAATCTTTACTATTTACTATTATTGCATCATCAACATTCAAAGTAAACAAATTAGTATTATTATTTCCATTCATTTATTTTTTACAATATATCTATATATTTTTAAATAACAAAAGTTAAAAAATGATTTCTATTTTTTTTATTTTAAAAGATGTAAAATACTTATAAAATAATGAATTTTGAAAAGCTAAAATTTATTGAAGAGAATATTTCTAATAATATCAACGGTTGTTACGTAGAGAAATCACACATCGAAGCTTTTTGTAAACATTTTCACAAAAATGACATTCTTACAGATGAAGTAGGTGGACGACATGAAAATTTTGATTCATTTAAAATTTTCAATTTAATTAAAATGAAAGTACCATTGCTAACTTCATATTCGAGACAAGATCTTTTAAAAAAAATAAGACAAGCTATTTATTCACATAACAATAATGTTGCAATGGAAAGATTTAATAGAATAAAAGAATTGGAAAAAATAAATAAGGAACAACAGAAAATTATATCAAAATGTAAAGAAGAATTACTTTTGAATATAATTTTAAATAAAAATCCTGATAAATTTTTGTTTGATTTGTCTTTTAAGTACGATATAGATGAACAATATGAAAAAAAAATACAAATTCTTGAACTTATGATTGAAAAGAATGTTGAATATGAATTAGCAATAACAACAATTATAAAACATTATATGAACAGGGAAAAAAATTATGAAAAATGTAAAAAATATGCTTTAATTGGGATAAATGCTAAAATAATTAGTTGTATGTTTTTAATGTCTTATAATGAATTCTTAGAAAACAATTTTGAAGAAACTAAAAAATACCTTTTAATGTTTATAGATAGTTATGATGAGAAATGTTCAGTTTCAAAATTAAATATGTCGGATTTAATTCTTTATTATATGAATAATGAAAAAAAAGATTTAGATACTATGTATGAATATATTTCTAAAATTGTAAAAAAATCTTCAAATATGAAAAAAGAAATTTTACATGATATATTTTTTAATTTTGTGAATGAAAAGAACACTATAGAAATTTTCCAAATTTTCCAAAAAATATGTTCTAACAATAGCGAAATTCCAAAAGAAGTTGTAAATGATCACGATGTTATCAAATATATAAATAAATGTAATTTAATGTCTAAGAATTCCGAATGTTGTATATGTTTAAATGAGGACGTTAAATGTATAGCATTAGAATGCTGTCATTATTTTTGCACGGAATGCTATCCAACAATTTTGTATTCGGGTTCATGTCCAAGTTGCCGTTGTATTGTTTAAAGTAATAATTCTCATTTATATTATTTTAAGTTTTCTTGTTATTTTGGGCAAATATTTGGACAATATTTACCCATAGGACAAATTATTGATTCAGTTACTGTTGGACAATAATATCCAGATGGACAATCTAAAGGTGATATCATATTCAAATTCGGACAATATGTTCCTTCAGGACACTCAACTATTTTGGCACCTGAACAATAAAATCCTGCATCACTAACACATTGTGGTGTAGGAGTTGGTGGCGTAGGAGTTGGTGGTGATGGTAAACCATTATCTTTTAATACGGTAACAATTCCAGCTCCCGCTGCTGTCATTAACAATGCTATAATAATAAATATTATTGGAAACATTTTTTATTTTATAATAAAAAATATTATAAAAAAAAATCTTATTTTATTTGTTACAAAAAGTATAAATATACCATCCCATTGTCAAAAATTTAAAAATATCCTTTTCCTCTAATTTGCACTCAACCTTTTCAATTTCTTTCATAAATAAATTTTTTATATAAAATTCACCCGCACTTTGTAAAGTATATTCATTAACTTCTTGTTGTTCTATAGAATTCGCAACTTGTCTTAAAAAATCTATAATTTTTTTATTATTATCTTCAGTAGAATTCATCATAACTAATTTATATAAATCTATAATTTGTTCTTTAAATATTTAAAAAATACAATATAAAATAATAAAAATGAATAAAAATTGTGATTATTGCTCTGAAATAAAAACGATACATCAATACGAAAAGATTGTGATTGAAAATAGATATTTAAGTTCTATTTTAGAAAAAAATAATATTATTATAAAACAAGATAGATTGATAACTGAATTATATGACAAATTAAAAATTTATTTATCCGAATGTGAACAGGATAAAATTGAAAATTTTATGAGAACACGTTTTAACGACGATTTATAAATATATTTCATATATAAATTTATCTATGAGAATGACTGGACCTTATTGTTGGCTGGAATAACATCTGATTTTGAAATACCAACTAAATCGGAAATACATTTGGATGGTAATGATTCAATAGATGAAAATGTAAATAAAATAATTGAATATATTTTCAATTTACTGAATAAATACATAATTTAAAAATATATATAATATGTTATTATATATTATATATATAATGATACTATACGAAAACTTTTTCATAATTGAATTTATTTTATTGTTACCGCTATTATTTGTGCTATAAAACATATATCGTTTAACCACAAACAGATGTTTTTTGATTTTGTTGTTCACTATAAAATAGTAAAAAAACAAATAAACACCTTTTCAACCATATATAGCTCTATGGTATACTACTAAATTTATGTAGTATATTCTTTTATTGTTTTTATCATTATACCTCTACTACCATTTATATCCCTATCAATAATTAAATTACAGTTTTGACATTTTAATGTTCTCGATAAACCTACGTTGTTTATCTTACCACAAGAACTACATGTTTTTGAAGTATACTCTTCTGTGACTACTATAACTTTATTATACTTTTTATTTGTGATATGAGATTTTAAACGTTCTTTGAATTTATAATGATTCAAACTAAGTATATCTCTTTTGTTCTTTCTACTTTTCATTTTTACTACTATATCTTGACTTTCGAAAGTAGGAATAATGATAGTTTTATATTGTGAACAAAGATATTTTATTGTTTTAAATTGCATATCATCAATGCAGTTTTTTATATTTGAATATATTTTTCTTGTTTTTCTCTTGTAATGTCTATGTTTTATTAGTTTCTTATCTCTCAATGATTGTAGTTCATCTAACTTGTTTTGTATTTTTTTTAGATTTTCTTTTCTTGTTTCTATTTTAATAGTTCTTTCATTACTAAAAATGGTTTGAAAATTAACTACTCCTGGATCTAAAGAACATATTTCATCATCAGGTTCAATCTGTTCTGATTTTACTTTAACTGGTATATAAATATACCATTTACCATTGTCATTTTTTAATCTGCAATCATGGTCTATAGATATATTCTTAAGACATTTATCTTTTGATATCTTTATACCATTTTTTATATATGTTTTATATATGTATAATTTTTTATTTTTAGTTATAGCTGATGATGGAATTCTAATACTATAACTATTTTTCTTTTTTCTGAAACCAAGTTTGAAATGTGATATATTACCATTTTTTAGATTTGAAATACATGCTTTATATCCGGCTACTAAATCTTGTATTGCACCTGCTCTTATGTCTTTAGGTGTTTCAGTTTCCCAATCAGAAACAAGTGGATTATCTTTTGCAATCACGAATTTGTTTCTTAGATCATAAAAATTACATTTGTCACCTGTTTTAACTGAGTAAAGTGTTCTATTATATACAAACCGTGTTGTGTTTATCCATTGTGATAGAATTTTCTTTTGTTGTTTGTTCGGGTAAATCCTTATTTTTCTTGATTTTATATCTTCTTCTACCCATTTGTTTACAGGAAAAGATATGGATGATAGATAAGATGTCGTTTGCAAGTTCTTCTTCTGGTGATTTATATTCTTCGTTATCAAGAATAACGAGTTTGATATTTTGTCTATTAAAGATCCATTCAAGCAGTTCAAATCCGTATCTACATAATCTATCTTTGTGGGCAACCATAACTTCTGAGATATTTCCTTGCAACGCAAGTTCCAATATGGTTTTAAGACCTTTTCTTTTGAAATTGAGTCCTGAAGCGATATCTGTAACCACAACGTGATCAGGGTATTCATATCTAAAAAAATCTGTTTGTCGCTTAAGATCATTTTCTTGTTTTTTAGACGATACTCTACAGTAAGCAATTTTCTTTTTTTCCTCATGATTAGTACTGCTAGAAAGAATGTTTTTAATATCCTGAAAACAATATAATCGTACTCCGGATGCAGATCTAATAGTATTGATTTTACCAGTAGAATTCCAGTTACGAAGCGTTTGAGTGGTAACTCCAAGTATTTTTCTTGCTTTTTTAGTACTAATATAGTTTTCATTGTTCATTTAATATCTTGATTTGATATAAAACAATAATAAAAAAAATCAATTTTTCATTTGAATTAATTATAAAACGTGTATTGTTTATAATTAAAAAATTTAACAGTTGATAGCCTTTATTACATATTTTATTTTTAACATTTAGTTTTAAGGATCTATCGATTTGGTATCTTATTCATTCTTTGGGAAATATTTATATAACAGTAGATATATCTTTATACAAAAGTGATGATAAATCTAATAGAATTATTAAAGATACACTTTCAAAACTAAATATAACAAATAAATTACTTCCAGAAACTACTAAATTTAAAATTTTTTATAGTTTAAAAAATAAACTACCTATAAAAAATATAGATATTATACTATTATCAGAAAATTATTTAATAGAACAAATAAAAAATTATATTTCCGATTGTGAAAATTATGAAAAATTAAAATTGAATAAATTAAAAGAACAACAATCAATTACTGGTGTTCATATAAAAAATTTAAGTGAATTTACAAAAAGGTATCCAAGAATAAAATTGAATAAAGAATATACTGAACAACTAAAAAAAGAGCTAGAACCTAAATATATATCAGCAGTTGATGGTATAGAAATTTATAATACTATTGAATTTTTAGGATGTAAAAAAGCTAGGCAGCAAAAAGATGCACTTGATAGTATTATGAAAAAAGGTGACTCTGGAAAACGAATTAAAAAAATATCTACAAAAAGAAAGTGTATATTAAAAAGTAAGAGTAACCGTAAGAGTAAACGTAAGAGAAAAAGTAAGAGAAAAAGTAAGAGAAAAAGTAAGAGAAAAAGTAAAAGAATAAGTAAAAGAAGAAGTAAAAGAAGAAGTAAACTCATACAGTGAATGAGTAAGAAAAAAGAAATTTGTAATTATAATATAAAAATACTGTTTAATTATATTATAATCAAATAAAGAAAAATGCAACTGTGGAAAATACAATATTTAAAAAAAAATTTATTTTTAAAATTGACGAGCTTGACATATTATCATATTCATCGTTTATAGGTTCTTTATAAAAAGTTTCAAGATTAATTGGAATATCATTTATATTATCCATGTGTAAAAATAGTGCACTATCAAAGTCCTGTCTATTTTTACAATCTATTTTTAAAGAAATTTCTGAATTCTCATCGTCTAATAATATAACATTTGATCCACTTCCATATAGATTATTTTGAATTCCGTTCAAAATTGTTTCATAATTTATATTATTAGAATCCATATTCATTGTTATAGAAACATTTTTATAAGTGTTATCCATATAATTTTCACCATCAATTATTAAATATCTTCTTCTTAAAGTATTCGAATTATCAAAAAAGAATCCATTATTGTTTACAATTATATTTTTACCAAATGAATGGGATGCACAAAATCCTCCTATGGCTTGTTTAGATGTTTGAACCCATTCCGGACAAAAACCTGTAATTAAATTACCTTTTTTTTGCATGTTTATCATACTCCAGCCTCTTACATCTACCAATTCATTAGGTATACTGAATAAAATTATTCTATCATTTGGGCATGTTGTTATCCATTGTCCACAAAAACCAGTATCCCATTGGGCAGTTACACTTAATTTTATACCATTATTACTGATATTTACTACATTACAAGCATCATTTCTTTTTTTTGATTTTGGTTCGGTAAAACCATTTAGACAATTTCCACATATATTTGGACTCGTGCATTTCTTTCTATTCAAAGAATTACAAAAATTATTATTACATTCAACTTTACATAAAGAATTTCTATTATTTTCTCCTTTAAATCCTTGTAAACAATTTCCACAAATATTATTTGTTTGACAAATATTTCGATTCAATACTTTACAATTTAAATTGCAATCAATAGGTGGTTTTATTTCACAATTCACTCCAGAATAACCTTTTATACAAACACATTTACCATTATTACAAGAACCAAAATTACCACAATTTATATTAGTACATGGGTAAATAATAACTGGTGGTTGAGGTATAGTTGGAACTATAATATCATTATTACAAGAAGGTATCCATTCTTTAGGACCTCTACTTCGTTTATCTAAAGGAGGTCTTAAATTAGAATCATAGACATTATAAAAAGGACACCCTCGTTGATTCGCATCATTTAAATTGTATAGTAAATGTTCTATACCATTTATTTCAGTTGTTGGTTGAGGAATTTTACAATTATTTTGAGAAATTATTTTTATATCTATACAATTAACATAAAATTCAACATTCGAAACTTGTTGCACAGCATACCATTCCCATCTTAAAACACAATGTTCACAAGATGGTAAAAATTCGGGAAGTTTTAAAGAATACCGATTAATACCTAAAGGCGCATCAATTCCATTAGGAGACAAACACCCTGGTATATCTTTTAATTTAATCCAATTTACTGGAGAATCTATATTATTAGTATCATAAGATAACCATATTGAGCAATCACCTGGATGAGGTGCTTCCATAATCCATTCTAAATTAATTATATCACCACTATTATAAGTTCCTACAACATTTGAAGCGGGAGTATCATGACATCTCATTGAAGTTGGAGATGTTTTGAAAGCTGGTCCTAAACAAGTGTATATTGGAGCATTTAAACCACCATCAACATTTTTTATTCTTGGTATAGGTTTTGTTATTCTACCATGCCCGAATACTGTTGTGAAAAGTAAAAATAAATATTTAAACATTTATTTAATAAGAGGGTAAATTATTATTTTTTTTATTTTTTTTTTATAATAAATAAAAAAACAAAATGGAAAAAAAAACAGATAGTTCTAAAAAAACAAAAAGTTCTAAAAAAAAAAAAAAAAAAAAAAAAAAAAAAAAAAAAAAAAAAACAAAAAAAAAAAAAAAAAA